CTCCTCTTCCAGCTCTGCCACACGGAGCGCCAGTTCTTCTTTCGTCCCCGTCAGGCTGACATCACGGTTCAGTTGCTCACCCAGCGACCGGAGACGGGCAATCAGTTCATCTTTCGTCATGGACTCCTCCACAGAGAGAAAATGGCCCCGAAGGGCCATGATTACGCCAGTTGAACGGACACGAACTCATCAGGGTCAGCCAGCAGCATCAGCGGTGCTGACTGAATCATGGTGAACTCACGCGCCGGGTCGCCGGTGGTCACCCAGTTTTTCGGGTAACGGGCAGAGGCGTTAATGCCTTCGCGCTGTGCGTCCGCATCCTGAATGCAACCATAGGTGCGCAGACCGCGTGCCTGAGTGTTCCCCAGCACCATCGTGTTGTCCGGCAGGAAGTTCTTTTTGACGCCGTTTTCCACGTACTGTCCGGAATACACGACGATGGCCACATCGCCATACATTCCCTTATAAGACACCGCTTTGCCCAGGTCTTTTACCGCTGTCTCCAGCTCGGAATGAGAGCCGCGACGGGTATCCAGCTTCTCCTTGACGGCCTTGAAGGAACGGAACAGCGCCCAGCCTTTCGGATCAAACACGATGATATTCACCACACCGCTGGCGTTCAGCGCGTAGGCTTCGATATCGTCGGTCGGGTCATACGTGGACTTGTCACGCTTGCTCCACTCTGTGCCGCCGGACTGCGTGATGTTATTCGCCGCACTGCGGCCCATATCCACCTCAACCGGATCGAAGGCTTCACCGGTCATGGTGTATTTGCCCTTAAGCACGGCAGAAACTGCCTGCATCTCTTCGACCTGGGCAATCGCCAGATTTTCATCCAGCATATTCTGCCGAATAATACGGCGACGACGGTAAGCCGGGTCAGCCAGGTTCTGCGGATCTTCATCCGGCAGGCGACGCAGGGTCATCTGCGGATTCACCTCATGCTTGGGTTACATGAGTCAATGACGTAAGTATGTGAATGATATAAGAGGAAAAATAGAGCATAATCTCTACCAGAATGACTATGTTGCAATACATGCTGCAATACATGCTGCAATACATGCTGCAATACACAGAAATGAATTTACATGCTGTTCGATTATTAAGTTTCATAGCCGAGTTGCAGATCTGCAACTCACCCACCAACTTGGGTAATTTCATTTTCACACAGGAGAACTCCTTGAATTCAAGGAGTCCTGATCCAGCCATGTAATAATTCCGCTCTCCTCAAATTGAGGATTGTGGAAGAATCAATGGGTTAGGCTTATTCCCCCGTTATCCCCCAATGGTGATTTTCGAAAGAATCAATGGGTTAGACCATCGTGCAAATTTGCACTCTGCCAGCCAACGCAATTTTGCGTTATCGGGAATATCAGCAAGTTACCGCCGTAACCGCTCCTGCTTCTTCCACTGGTAAGTGTTTTTCGCGCTCTCCCTTCGCTACATGGAACGGCGACGATATGGCAACAACTCCAGAACTCTGGTGCGTATGTTGCACATATCCACGCCGTTAAGCTCGATACCGTCACGGCGCATAACCTCAAGCACCACACGCGCGTAATTTTCAGCGGTCGTGCTGTCCGACTGCGTTGTCTCCTGTTTGCCTGCTGTCTGACAGATATCACTGGAAACGTGCCGGATAAGTTCCAGCAGCAGAAAGGCGAGTTGCTACCGCGCAATTGTTGAACAAAAAACGAGAAAGGAAACGACAGAGGCCAAAAAGCTCGCTTTCAGCACCTGTCGTTTCCTTTCTTTTCAGGGGGTATTTTAAATAAAAACATTAAGTTACGACGAAGAAGAACGGAAACGCCTTAAACCGGAAAATTTTCATAAATAGCGAAAATCCGCGCGCCTGACGCCCCGTAGCCTGTCAGATCGCCGGAAAGGACCCGCCAGCCAGAGCGGGCCCTAATTTCATCAACCAATCAGCTTATAGCGACCATCCCGTGCATTGCGGCGTACACGCTCAATCTTGAGGCATAGCGCCGCATCTGGCTTTTTTGGGACAGGTACGCGGCAATATTCAGAAGCGCGAGGAATATTATTTATCCAGTCGATCACTTCACTTAAATACCAGGCCTTACGCCCTTCCGTAACCTGCACACGCTCCGGGAACTCTCCACTAGCCTCAAGGTTTAGCAGTGTACGCCGACTCAGGGTTGTAATTTCCATCACCTGATTCATATCAACAAGGCGCTCGCTTAAACACATTTTGTCAGCGATAGCTTTTAATTCCTCTACAGCTGGATTCGGGTACATCATTTCGGCAATTGGCTTAAGGTCATTGTAATCATTTTGCATTGTATCCCCCTTTACACACGAGCCAGCGGCTGAACAGAAATACCTGAGCCAACAAACGCTGCAATCTTTACTGACAGTTCTTTTACAGACTCAGGCCAGTTCAGAGCATCAACATTTAAGACACCTGTCTTATAGACCTGAGCCTGTGTTTTTTTCGCGGTGTCGATTTGTACAGCGGAAACATAAACCGCTTTACCTACGCTCGAACCATCCCATACCACCAGTGCACCTGTTGCATCTTCCTGCATCAGTGGCGTAAATGCAGGAATTACCCCTTTATTAGCTGAAAATATCCCCAGCGTAGTCACCAGTGCTTCAGTGCCAGCCATGAGTTCAGTGTAATGAGTAGCCATTGCTCCCCCTTAGCCAATGCGAACGGTAACAAAACGATTGATGCGGGCCGGTATTGGCTGTGGTGCTGAATGTGTCTGCACATATTCAATAGCCGGATCACCAGGCACAATATAGTTTTTCGGTGCAAGTTCGGCTTTAGTCAGCCCCATTCGGATTAGCTCCGGATCCTGAATACCGCCATAGGCGACAATCCCCTGAAGAGCCGTATTGCCAAGCACCATCAAATCAGGATCAAGGAAATGTTTTTCAGTTCCGTCCTCGTCGGTATAACGCCCGCTGTATACAACAATCGCAACATCGCCCATATACCCTTTAAAACTCACCGAATCACCAAGGTCTTTAAGGGCCGTTTCCAGTTCGGAATTAGAACCACGACGGGTATCCAGAGCCTCTTTTATCGCTCTGAATGAACGGTATTTCTTCCATACATTACCGCCCATAATGATGATATTAGTGACGCCCTCACTAAATTCTGCGTAGCTCTCAATATCATCATTTGGATCAAAAGTTTCTTTATCCTTACCTGACCACTCAGCACCGCCAGACTGAGTGATGATATTTTGTGGTTTAATATTCCAGTCCAGCTCATAACGTTCAATACCATCGCCCTCAATGATATTTTTCCCCGTTGTGATTGCCTGAACGGCAAGCCATTCAATACGTGCACGAATAGCTTTAGCCTGATTTACAATCGCCTGTTTAACTTTAATATTACGCGCTCCAAAAGCATTGTATTGCTCAGGTGATACACCAGCAGGGCGCACAGCTAACTTATTTGGATCAATGCTGCTTTTCGGCTTCATATAGCCTGGACGAATTGTTTTTGATTCGTACCCTTCGTCACGTGAAACTTTACTACCCACCATAGGAGAACAAAACGCTGCAATTGGGATATTTGGATCGTCGATTGTATCAAGAATAATATCGCGCGATTCAAACATTACCGAGCGAGTAAAAAACAAACTGGTAAACAACGCATTTAGTTGTTTTTGTACATCTACAGCATTAACCACCTGTACAAGCTGGGTAGGCGAATATAAATCAACCATACGCATCCTCTTTGCATTCATTAAAAATAATTGTGGATATATGCTATCACCGATATTTGTCATGCGAATACATGCAACCGAGTGCAATGTTGTATAAAGTTTTGGGATGACAACTTCAGCGCGGATAATTAGTGTTAATATCTTCACTCCCTTTGGTCTGGATTTATGTAGCATGCCGGAAAATTTATTTTTTTCCGGCCTTTTTTATTGGCAATATTTAAAACGGAATATCATCTCCCCATTGCTCATTATCTCCCACTGGTGGATGGCTTCCTTGCTGATCTGCCTGTTGTTTTGCTCTGTTCAGTGCGTCAGTAGCCTGCCCCTGTTGGCCTTTTTTGCCGCCCGGTCGCACCGTTCGCGCACTGATTACGCTGTCTGCGATAACCTGCCAGCCCTGCCGCGTTTCACCGTTCTGTCCAGTCCACTGACTCACCTGCATGTTACCCGCCACGCTCAGGAGTTCGCCTTTGTGATGCTTTGCCAGCGCGTCGGCTTGTCTGCCAAACGCCAGAACAGATAACCACATCGTCGCCTGACCGTCATCCGACTGGCTGCAGGGCAGTGATACCGCCATACGCGCCAGCGTCATGGGGGTGCCCTTGCTGGTCTGTTTTGTCTGCGGGGCGTCCACCAGCCGCCCGTAAGCTGCTATTTGCGCCGTCATGCTGCCTGCTCTCCGGACTTAATATTGATGGTTGTCACTTCCTCCGCTTCGGCAATCTCCCGTTCGGTCAGCGTGGCAAAGTTTGCAGCCGCCGTTGTCATGAATGCGCTTATCAGTTCGGGATGTGCTTTCGCGTATCCTTCCCCGGCGTTGCGGTCTATTGCCTTAATCGCCACCCTTAGCCAGTGTTCAGCCATATCAAGGGCGCGGTAATGTGGCTTTATATGTTTGTTCAGTTTTCCTGATGTGTGCATTTTTATTTTTACCCCCTCGTTTAAAAAGTTTTTTGTGCACCACCACCTTGTCTACCTTGTCTACCTGATTAGTTATCAGGCCAGTAATGGCGCGGGTTTCAGGGAGGTAGACAGCCCCAAATAGCTGTCTACCTCATCTCTACCCGTCTCCTTACCTGTCTACAAAAATGGGTAGATAAGGTAGATAACAGGTAGACAGTGAAAAATAGTTATCTACCTGCATTAATACATTGAAATAAAAGTATTTTCTTTCAGTCAGGTAGACAAGGTAGATAACCATTGCCATTTTTTATAAAAACGCATCGCAATCATCAGTAGTCGTTGCGTTGGTCTGCGTGACTCCCTTAACTTTTCGCGTAATATATTCATATCCGTAAACTTTCGCCGCTGACCTCATAGCCTTTCCGAACTCATTCACGCTCAAACATTTCCCCTTTCCTGTGTATGCCATGAAGGCCATATAGACACGGTAAAGGCTGTTTCTGGTCGTGTACTTCACGGAGTCACCACCACCGCCCATCATTAGCCCACGAGCTTCATCCAGAAACTCAAGCGCCGCGCAAAGCTCAACAACTGGATCCGTTTGCTGCTTTATTGCCAGAGCTTCATCACCGTCACGCTGTTCCAGTAGTAAAGCCCTTGCCTTTTCAGGGTCAGCAAAGTTAGCCAGCAAGCGGCGGATAATTACGGGGATTTCTGCCGCTATCTTTTCCGGTAATTCCTTGTCTTTTTCGTCCTCCCTTACAATGTTGTCGAACCGGAAAATCACCCGACGGCGTGACACACCTCCGGCCCGTTCGGTAAAGATCATCGGGTCGTTATTGGTTGCCAGTACCACCGCCCTTATTATCGTCGTGAATCGCTTCTCATATTTCGGATTGATTTCAACGGGATCGCCTCCCGTGATTTTCTTGATGCCCGTGCCTTCCCCCGTATATTTCGGCTGATCGGCAAGGACGATAAGACGACTCACGACAACCTGCGCGCGCCCTCCTGCATCATCGAGTGATGTCATCTCTGCGCTTACGGTGTTCTGTTTGCCTGCAAGCAGGGTGGCAATATGGGTAAATGTACTCTTACCGCTTCCCCCGTCTCCGGTGGCCTCAATGAACATCTGCCAGTCGTAGCGGTTCGCCATAATCATGTATAACGCGGCACATATACGCATCATCTTGCGCGGGTCTTTTCCTGCAGCATGTTCAAGCCATTTATGGAAATTTGGCGCATTATCGCGGATGTTTTCCCCTGCTACTGGTGGCGTGTACTCAATACCATTGTGCGTGGTGCTCCAGTGCTCCGGCGAGTGCGGAGAAAATTCCCCCGTTTTCAGATTAAGCACACCATTAGTGAACGGTAGCAAATCACCGGACGGCTCCCCCATGGGGGCGGCAATAACTTTTAACGCTTCCACGGCGTTATTGATTACGCGTTTGCTGAACGTGGCCCTGTGCTCTGAATAGATCGCCACCATTTCGCGGCTCAGCTCCATTGTGCTGACCGGACACCATACCCCGCCGCGCCATACGTGGACGATTTCACTTTCTGCATGAACACAAACACCATCAAAGCGATCGGCAAGTAGTTGTGCCCGCTCACTGTCTGCCATCTGTGAAAGTTGCGCCTTTTGCTTCGTCGGAAGATTAAGCACCAGGCTTTCCCCACGCTCGCATTCCTCTTTGAGTCGCGGCAACTGGTCGGATAAATCCACGGGGCTGGTGTCAGTAATCCCCGCGTATTCGTGTACGGTCTTCACTCCAGCCACAGCCAGTAACGTAACAATCTGCGTCATGCTGTGCTCTGTGATATGTCCTGCGCGGTAAACACGCACACACTGACGATCTTCATCAATGATCCGGTAATCGGTGATGTTTTTCAGTTGCTCATCAGCCAGCACGACAGGCGGCACATCGTCGGCGGCAATATGTTTACCCGCCCATTCCTGCCACTCTTTCGCATGGCTCCACGCATCACTACCTGCAAA